AGTAAATTTAGTCATGTTATTCTCCATTGGTTTGATTGGGTAGGGGCGGCGTGATTGCCGCCCCATTGTGCTTAGGCGATGGCCTTGAGGATTTCGCTAAGTTGCTTGATGACTACATCAATATCCAAGCGGCACTCAAAGGTGTCAGCCTTCTGAATTCGGCTCCGCGCCTCAGTGATTAGCTCGTGCACCTTCACCTCTGGAGTTTTGGTGCGGGCGTCTGGAGCCAACTTGCCGCTCTCGATCAGCCCCTGCTTTTTGAGCCGGTCCATGTATGCGGTGCGCATACCGCCAATGATCGAGTTGGCCTTCTTCTTCCAACCATCGCGATTGTTCGCGCCTACATAAGTATTGCCAGCCGCCTTGGCGCTCATTTCCATTAGCGCGTGAACCTGCTTTGGATACTGCGCTTCAATAGTATCCTTCAGCGCCTTGAACAATTCCGGCGATGCAGTGCTTTCAGCTGCGTTAGCGCCTGATGGGCTGCGCAGATGTGTCGGCGGGATGTCAGCGGCAATCAGCACATCAATCAACTTGATGGCCTTCTTGTCGTTATCCAATACCGATTTGGCATAGGCTCCGGCTTCTGCGTGGATGTCAGCGCCAAGGATTTTCTGAGTAGAGTTAGTCATGGTATATCCTTTCAAGATATATTCAAACGGTGCTTGATTGCCCGTTTGATGTAACCATTATACTTGTTTTGGTGTGTCGCGTCCCATTATCAGCCCGCGTCACATTCAAAATCGTAGTGAGTCACTACCTTTTGTGACGTATCGTGACCCCACCTACCCCCCACCCCCCTACACACCCGCGTGTCGCGCATCTCTTATAATACTATTCTGCACAAATATTTTACGTTTCTCCAAAAACGGACCCCCCTACCCAGCTTTTTTGATACCCGTGACTACCCCACCCCCTCATATATAGAAATCGGCAAAGTACAGCCGGATTGAAATACCCCAAAAAATTTTGTACACTGCGGGGAAACGAGGGCGAGACATGACAATACATATCGAACCGGAGCGCGGAGTACCGACCCGCAAAGCCCCGGATATGAAAGACCTTGCAACTAAGACATCAGCCGCTGCAAAAACGGTAGAATACTTGCATGCCAATGGGTTAGAGGTCGAAGCTAACAACGAAGACAAGGATATTGCTGCTGCATTGGCTGTATCTTATGCCGAGAATCCCCACAAAACGTCCAAGGCTGCCACGCCGAAACGGGTGGCCCAGCTGACTCCGGCAACTCTGCTGCTGACGGACAGAATCCTGAAGGATTTCGGGCACTCTGTGGTAAAAAGTGCAGCGCAAGTGCGCCATATGGTGACAAATAAGCTCATCGAAGAGACTGAGAACCCTGATCCGCGCATCCGCATCCGTGCGTTGGAGCTGCTCGGTAAGATATCCGACGTAGGTCTGTTCGCGGAGAAGTCTGAGGTGACTATAACGCACCAGACATCGGATGACCTGAAGGACAAACTGCGCGAGAAGCTGGCACGGCTGGTGAATCCAGAGGTCGAGGACGCTGTAATGGTGGACGCGGAAGCCATCGACGTGGACAAGGAGCTAGGGCTGGATGGCGATTGATTTAGCTAATTTAGCTACAGAGATGGAGTTCTCCCCTGCCGAAGTACAGCACATGCTGGACAACTTGGACTCGTTTAGCCCGGAAGAGTTAACAGAGATCGACAAGATCGTGGGAGAACTCTCCACGAGGCAGTATAATCAGTCAGCACATGACGATCTCATAGAGTTCTGTAAGCGTATGCAGCCTGACTATAAGGTGGGTAGACACCACAGGATACTGGCAGATCAGCTCATGGCGTTGGAAGACGGCTCCAAAGACCGTGTGTGCGTCAACATACCTCCACGTCACGGGAAGTCGCAGCTTGTGTCCATATTCTACCCAGCTTGGTTCTTGGGGCGTAACCCCGGCAAGAAGGTTATGATGGTGTCCCACACTACCGATCTCGCTGTGGACTTCGGGCGTAAGGTGAGGAACCTGATATCGGTAGACGACTACAAAGAAATATTTCCGCAGGTGTCGTTGGCGGTGGACAGTAAGTCTGCGGGGCGGTGGAACACGAACTTTGGGGGCGAGTACTTCGCCTGTGGTATTGGGTCAGCCCTCGCTGGCCGTGGTGCGGACTTACTTCTGGTTGATGACCCGCACTCCGAGCAAGATGTTATCAACGGTAACTTCTCAGTATTTGATAAAGCCTATGAATGGTTCACCTTCGGCGCTCGTACACGTCTGATGCCGGGTGGACGGGTAGCTATTGTGCAGACACGTTGGCATATGGATGACCTTACAGGCCGTGTAACTAACGATATGGTCAAGAATGAGATGGCCGATCAGTACGAAATCGTTGAGTTTCCGGCTATTTTGGACTCTGAGGACAAGAATGGTAAGCCAATAAAGAAACCTTTGTGGCCAGAGTTCTTTGATCTCCCTGCGTTAGAACGAACCAAGGCTTCGATGCCTGCGTTCCAGTGGAACTCGCAGTATCAACAACAACCTACGTCCGAAGAAGCGTCGATTGTTAAGCGTGAATGGTGGAATATATGGGAGAATGATACTCTTCCGCCGGTCGAATACGTGATTATGTCCCTAGATGCCGCCGCAGAGAAGCATAATAGGGCCGATTACACCGCTTTGACCACTTGGGGCGTGTTTTTTCACGAAGAAACAAGCTCACACAACATTATTTTACTTGACAGCACCAAAGAACGGCTTGAATTTCCTGAATTAAAAGAGCTGGCTATGGAACAGTACAGATACTGGGAGCCAGATGCGTTCATTGTGGAGAAGAAAAGTTCTGGTGTTGCACTTTATCAAGAGATGAGACGTATGGGACTGCCCGTCACCGAGTATACACCCCACCGGGGGACTGGTGATAAGTTGGCAAGGCTCAACTCTGTATCGGATATTATATCTTCAGGCATGGTCTGGGTGCCGGCGACACGCTGGGCAGACGAGCTCGTAGAAGAAGTGGCTGGGTTTCCGTTCATGTCGAACGATGACTTGGTCGATAGTACGGTTATGGCTCTCCTAAGATTCCGTCAGGGTGGATTTATCCGCTTGCCTACGGATATGGAGGATGATGATTCGTATTTACATCGGAAGGCGGCGTATTATTGATGGGGATGACATACATGTACATGTGTAGTATGGCTGTCTACAGGACGTTGGTAGCGTCCGTGGGGACACTGCGCATCGGCTCTCCCTCGTTCGTTGTGTCTCCACCCTACGAAGATATCTTTCTATTTAGGTACTATATCTGCTATAGTGCCATTAAACGCACAGAGTGAGGCAAAAACATGGCAGTCGAAAAACCTATGGAACCTAGTGATATCCTTGAAACATCCGAGGAGTCTTTATCCCCCGATCTAACGGTCGTAGTAGAAGACCCCGAGGCTGTAGAAGTCGAAATGGACGATGGGTCAGTTGTTATTGAGTTTGGTGACACTCCTGAAATGGACGAAGATGTCTCTCACGACTCTAACCTCGCCGAATACATTGAGGATGACGAACTAGAAGAAATAGCAAACGAACTGATCGAACATTTTTCATCTGATCGTGAGTCTCGTGGAGAGTGGGCTAGTGCCTATATTAAGGGTATGGACCTTTTAGGGATGAAAGTGGAGGAGCGTACGGAGCCGTGGAACGGTGCTTCTGGCGTGTACCACCCTATGATGACCGAAGCAGTGGTTAAATTTCAAGCGCAAGCGATGGGCGAGCTTCTCCCTGCAGCAGGCCCAGTACGTAGTAAAATTGTAGGTAAGATGACGACTGAGAAGTTTGAGCAGGCACAACGTGTCGAGACTGAACTTAACTACCTCATCACTGAGAAAATGCCCGACTATCGTGACGAAATGGAGCAGATGCTGTTTAAATTGCCTATGGCGGGCTCTGCGTTCAAGAAAATATACTTCGATCCTATTACAGAACGTCCTGTATCCCAGTTTGTACCTGCGGAAGACCTCGTAGTGTCCTACGGTGCGTCTAACTTACGTACAGCCCCGCGGTTTACACACGTTATGAAGAAGACACCTGAAGAAGTACTCAAGCTACAGGTGAATGGGTTCTATCGTGACATAGAGCTCCCTGAAGCAACTAGGGATGTTACTGACATTGAAGAAAAATACAATGAGTTAGAAGGTTCTGAACCTACTTTCTCTGACGATCCACGGCATACTATACTAGAAATGCACGTAGATTTGGACTTACCTGAGCCTTTTGACGATATAGACGGTGTTGCACTACCTTACGTAGTTACAGTTGATAAATCGTCTAGCATAGTCTTAGCTATTCGCCGAAATTGGTACGAAGACGACAGCAAACGTGAGAAGCGTATGCATGTTGTACACTACCCATATTTGCCCGGTATGGGCTTCTACGGCACTGGTCTGATCCACCTCATCGGTGGCCTGACCAAGTCGGCAACCACATTGCTGCGGCAGTTGATCGACGCTGGCACCTTGGCGAACATGCCGTCTGGCCTGAAGTCTCGCGGTCTTCGCATCAAGGGTGACAACACCCCAATGCGTCCCGGCGAGTTCCGGGATGTGGATGTACCGGGCGGCGCAATCAGGGATGCGATCCATTTCATCCCGTACAAGGAACCGTCAGGCACCCTGTACCAATTGTTGAACAACGTGGTCGAGGAAGGACGCCGCATT